TTTATTTCATTCAAATTTATTTTTGTCTCACCTCATTTCTTTTCATTTTATCATTTATAAATTGATTAATTTAACTTAATGATTATTAATTTTATGATTGTAATATAATTATTTTAATTTAATTGTATAAATATCAATACTTTAATAATCTTATTATTTTTAAAAATTTATTTTATATTCAATGAATTCATTTTTTTTATTTTACATAAAATAATATTTATGATATTAATATTGATTAAACTTTATTTTTTTTTATATTACTATCATCATATATTAATCACATTATTAATATAATTTACTTTACTTCAATATATTCAACACATATCAATTTATATTTTAAATAAAATTACTCTAATAAAATGATAATAAAAAAATGAAAAATTATAAATTTATCCTCGTATAAAAGATTTAATATTATGAAAATATGTTTTAAAAAAAATAATATAATTTATTTAAAAAAATGAATTAAAAAAAAAAATGATATATTGATGAAAATAAAATTTTTTAAAAATAATAAGATAATAAAAATAATTATATTAAATTTAATAAAATTACACTAAAAAAAGATATATCAATTTATTATTTTTCATTTTTTCCACTCCACTCTATTCACAAAAATAAATTTGAATGAAATAAAAAATATTAACTAATAATAAATTATAATAATAAAATAATCTATATTAAATGAAAATTTTTAATATTTTGAACTCATCTTCTAATATAATTTTACATGTAATATAATTATTTAAAATAATTTAAATAAGATTATATTTGTGCTTAATTTAAAAATTTCTAATTTTTATATATATTAAAATATTATTATTTTTAATTTAGATTTAATTAGATTGAATTAGATTATAAATATTGTTAAGAAATTCTAATTTTAATATATATATAAATATTATTTTTTTTAATCTAATTTTAGACACTTTTAATATTTCTTAACAATATTTATAATCTAATTCAATCTAATTCAATCTAAATCTATTATAATCTAATAAATTTGAATTAGAATAATAAAAATAAATTTGATAAAATTATAATCTTAAAATAGAGTAAATAAAATATATTATATTGTAATACATCATAATCAACCCAATAACTGATATAAATAGAGCATTTAGATTAATGTTGTTTAATTTAATTAAATAAAAGTTTAATAATTTAATTTTACGATATAATAGCGATATAAAAATTATTAAATCTAAATAAATTATGCATTTATATATTACATCATAAAACATCATAATATAATATTTTTGACATTTAGATGACTAATATATAATAATATAATCTTATAGATTAAAACAATAATTTAACCTTATAATAGCGATATAAAAAATATTGTATCTAAATAAATTATACTTTTATATATTACATCATATAACATCATAAACCACCCATATACCTAACATAATTTATCAATTTTTTGATATAATAGGCCAGTAATTACCTGTCTATTACCTCAATCTTAATAACATCTTATTAATATCTTATTAGATAATATAACAAATATTAATTTTTATGATTATAATTAAATTATTTTAAATATATATTTTTAATCAATCATTATACCATCTTATTAGATAATATAATAAATATTAAATTTATATGATTGTAATTAAATTATTATAAATATAAATTTTTAATCAATCATTATACCATCTTATTAGATAATATAATAAATATTAAATTTATATGATTGTAATTAAATTATTATAAACATATATTTTTAATCAATCATATTTCATCTTATTATAAATTCTTTTATTCATTAATTAAATGATTTGGATACCTTCGGTATTTGGGCCTTCGGCCCCTGGGTGAAACCCACAATAACAAGATAGTTAATAATCTATTTATAGATATTTTAAGTAACTATAATATTAGATTATATTTTCAGATATATATTCTAATAATATAATTAGAATTTTAATAACAGTTTTATCATTTAATTTTACAATTTCTTTATCTATTTTGTATATTAAATTTTTATTTTCTAATAAATTTTCAATATAATCATCATCTATTTCTATAAATTTGTTATATAATAACTCAATTATAAATATTTCTTTAATTTCTTTTAATTTTGTATTATTAAAATTATTATCATGTAATTCATCTTCAATTTTATATCTTTTTAATAATATTTTATAATTTTGTAATAATAATTTATCATCTATTTCATTATCATTTTCTAATTTATTATCTAATTCATTATATCTTAAATTTTTAGTTATATAATAGTATGTTGATAAAGGAATATTAAATTTAGAAATTATAACATCAGTTTTAATACCGTTTTTAAACATTTCTAATAATTTATTTTTTTGATCTTTTGATAACTTTACCATATTATTATTATTATTATATTAGATAATAATTTTTAATTTTCTAATTTTTTATTTAAATTTTTTAATAATTTGATAATTTCTAATTTAATAAGATTGTTATAATTAAAAGTTTTATTTTTTTTTTCTATAACATTTTGTAAATCATCATTATCTTGTAAATTATTTTGTAATTTATTATCTCGTAATTCATTTTGTAGTTCATTATCTTTTAAATCATTTTGTAAATTATTATCTTGTAATTTATTTTCTAGTTCATTATCTTGTAAATCATTTTGTAATTTATTATCTAGTATTTCATTTTGTAGTTCATTATCTTGTAAATCATTATCTTTTTTATTGTTTTTCAAAATTCTATAATAAGTTGCTTTACTAATTTGTAATTTTTTTAAAATTGAATCAATTGAATAGTTCTTATTTTTTAAAATTAATACATTTTTTTTAATTATTTCAGGTATTATTTTTCTCATTCTAATAATATTATATATAATATTAGAATAGAAATTAATAATATTAGAATAGAAATTCTAAAATTATCATAATTAAGTATTATTAAATATTTTATGTAATTTTTTAGTTTCCTCATCATTTAAATCATCATTTTTTTCATTTATATTCATAAGAAAATTATAATTATCTCCCTCAAATTTATATAACGTTTTGAAAAATCTTTTGTTAAAATCATATAAACTACAATGTAATACTTGATTATCAATCTTTAAATCATATAATTTTTTTTCTAAATCATTTATTTCTTCTTTATTTTCATTATCATTATTCTTATTAACATTGTTATTTTCATTGATATATTCATCTAAATCATATTTTTGTAATAATTTTGAATACAAATCATGATAAAATAAACAATCTTTTTCTAAATTTTTATTTTCATTTTCTAATAATTCTATTTCATTTTTAATATTTTCTATATCAGTTATTTCATTTTGTGATATATCTACTATAATATTATTTTTTTTTCTTTCTTGATTATATTGTTTAGAATATTCTTTCATTTGTTGAAGTCTATTATCTTTATTTTCATGATACCATTTTTTATTATTTTCTTGTATTTTATCTTTATTCTCTACATAATATTTTTTATTATTTTCTTGTATTTTATCTTTATTCTCTACATAATATTTTTTATTATAATCTGTTATAATATCTTTATTATCATAATTGTATTTTTTTTGATATTCAATTTGTTTATCTCTATTATCTAGATACCATTGTTTTACATTTCTACCCGGTTGATTTTTATTAACACAATTAACAGTTTTTTTTATATATTCCGCTTCTTTACTTCTCAATTCATCTTTACTATTACATGGATATATTTCTAATAATATAATATTAATTTTTTCAATGGAGTATTTATCAAATAAAATATAACTACTACAAAATTTAAATTTAGCTTGTTTATATAATTTATAACATGATACATGTTGAGATAACCTTGTTGATAAATACTTCTTAGTTGTTGATCCTATATAAACAAATTGTTCATTGTCTTCATTATTAATCGGTATTAACATATATATTTTACTTAATTGATAATTTACCATTTTATTTATATATTAATACTATATATTTTTTATTTATTTTTATTTTAATTGATTTAATTTTATTTTTTTTTAATTAATTTATAATTAATTATTTTTCTTTCTCTTGGTTTTAATAATATATTTTCTTCTTTAATATCATCTTGTTTTAAATTTGTTTTTATTTTTTCATCCTTCTTTAATTTTTTTATTTCTTTATTTATATTTGGTTTTTCTAATTTATCTATTTTATTTTTATCAACTATTTGCAATTCATGAGCTTTATATAATTTCTTTTTAATATTACCATCTTCATCTTTAATAATATATTTAAGTCCTTTAATATCATCTATAGTATATATTTTTTTACTAAAGTTAATTCCTTCTTTATCAAATATTGTCTTATTAGTTTTAATAGCTCTAATAGTATCACCAATTTTTAAATTTATATTATTGTATATATTATGATTATGTTCTAATGCTTCTTTTCTGTATTCAATTTGTATATCTGGGTTATTAAAAGCTTCATTAGGTGTATTATTATTAATACCTGAATGTTGTGTATTATTATAATTATCTAATAAATCTTTATAAATATAAATAAAATTAATATTACCAGTTGATAATTGATATTTAATTACTTTATTTTTAAATGTTTTTGTAAATCTATCTATTATACCTAATCTATTCCCTGATGTTATATGGTCATCTTTTGCGGTTTGATAATCTACTAATATATTTAATTTTTTATTTAAATCTAAAAATGCTTTATTATTAAATTCATCATCACTTATTAATTTAACTGGTTGTTTATTTAGTGTCTTCATTTCAACTAAAAATTTATTATAAGCTTCTATTATATCTTCTGTTTTTCTTGTTTTTATTGGATACATAAAAGCTTTTCTTGATAATACATCTATTAAAGTTAAATACATGTAAATACCTCTATTCTTTATTTTTTGTGATTTGTTAAATATCATTATATCTGTCTGAAAAGTTAATGGAACATCTACTATCTTATAGAAATTACTTTTTTTAATTATTGGTTTCTTGACTAATTGATTAACCTCTAAGTTATAATAGAAATCATTTATTTCTTTATTAGTTATATTAGGGTATAGTTTTTGTATCTTCTGTTTAAAAATTTCTTTATTAGATAATCCAAATTTAGGATCATAATAGAATTTTTTTAATATTTCATAATTATTCATTTATTATATATTAATATTATATGATAAATAAATAATAAAAATTAATCAATTAATCAATCAATTAAATATTCGTTTGAATTTCTTACTTTGTGATTGATTTATAAGTTGTTTCATCTGGTGATTTGATAATGTATTGATATAATTAATATCATACCCATTATTTAATAAAATTTTTATTTTCTTATTATTAGATAGTTTAGGAACTTCTTTATATTTATATATTTTTTTATCTTCTTCTTCTTCTGTTGTATTTGAATTAGTATCACTAGTATTATTATTGTTAAAAATATCATTTAATTTTTTATTTTCTGTCGTTAATTGTTTAATTATTTTTTTATAATTTATCAATTTAATATTTAAATCTTCAATCAATCTATTTTGATTAAATAATTTTATTTTATCATCTATATTAATTACTGGTTTAAAATCAGATTCTATATTAGTTTTAATATCTAATACATTATTATTATTTTCTATAATAGGTTTAATATTATCTAATTCAAGTTTATTATTATTTTCTATAATAGGTTTAATATTATCTAATTCAAGTTTATTATTATTTTCTATAATAGGTTTAATATTATCTAATTCAAGTTTATTATTATTTTCTTTAATAGGTAAGGGAGGAGCTTTGGCTCCTGCCTTAGCTTCGGGGACCTCAGGTTTAATATAATCTAATTCAGGTTTATTATAAATTTCTATAATAGGTTTAATATCATCTAATTCACTTACAAATTTTTTATATTTAATATATTCCTTTAAATTTCTTCTATAATTTTTTAATTCACTTATTGTTTTACATTTATCTATTAATTGTCTTTCGTTATTATCTAATTTTATTATTTTTTTATTTTTTTTGTAGATTCTTTCAATCTTGTATTTTAATAATTCCATTTCGTTAATCATTACTATATATTTTTTTATATATAATATATATTTATATTATTTTTTTATATATCTTATTTTAAAAATTATAAGTATATACATAATATATAATTATAATTTAGTTATATTTAATTTTTCATTTGAATATATTAATTATATTTTTATTAGTCCCACGTGATAAAGCAACGTATTTTAATTTTTTATTTAATATACCCCATTGATGTATTGTGTATGGTCTATTATAAGTTTGTCCCTGTGATTTATGAATTGTGATACAGAATCCTATATAAAATAACTTTGAAAAATCTTTTTTATTAACATCTATTAATATTGAATCATCGTATTCATCTTGTAAAGTGATGATATCATTTTTAATAGATATGATTTTAAAAGTTTGATTATTAACTAGATCTATACTAATCTTATTAACTCTAGATATTACAGGCATACCAATTGTTAATTTCAAATCTTGTGAGTTATCATCATATATTAATTTTTCTATGTATAATATATCATCTTCTGTAATCTCTTTCTTTTTCAATTTATTTTCAATGTATTTATTAATACAAATTTCATTAATTGCTATTCTTTTTGAATTAGTATAACAAAGATTTCTCATAGTCATATTTTTATTAAAATCATCTATATTAACAGAATCAACATTTTTACATAAATTATATAATTCATCATCAGCTCTTCTACATTTATCTAAAACAATTTTATTATAATCACATAACTCTAAGAAAGCTGGTGAATTTTCATAATCAACCAAACCAACCCTATCACATACTGGTTCTAGTTGCTCAAAATCACCCACTAATATAAAATTAACACCAAACATCTTTTTTATAGTTAAGAATATATTATAAAATACTTCTGTCATCATTGAAATCTCATCTATTACTATATATTGTAATGTTTTTATTTTTGTTGTTAATGTTTTCTTATTATCAAAATATGATGCTACAAATTTATGAATAGTTTGTCCATCAATAACTAATGCTGCTTTATTTGTTGGTGCTAGTGATATTATAGTATCAAAATCATATATATTATTTTCTGCTTTTAATCTGTCCATTATTAATTTAACTAAATGAGATTTACCACAACCAGCTCTACCTAATATTGAATATGATTTCTTTGATGATACTACTAAATCTATTAATTCTGTAAAATCTTTATCTATGTTTTCATCTGTTGTTAAATTTATAGGTTGTTCAATTAATTTATAAATATCATCTCTTATGTATTTAGATTTTCTATTAAATTCTTGTTTATATTCAATATCTTCAAACTTGTATTTTAATATTTTTTTATCATCATCCCAATAGTTATTATTTACAATTTCATTTACTAAATTATTATTATCTTGAAAATAAGCAACACAATTATCAGTATTATAATAACTAACAATACCACCATTTTTTATTATTAAAGATTCCATTTTATGAAGTTCTATAGTTTCTTCTTCTAATATTTGTAAATATAATGGTATTCTATTTTCATTAAATTCAATGTTATTTGATTTATAAATTTTGTATAACATATCTTCATAAAATTCAATAAAATTATTTTTATTTCCATCAAAAAATTGATTCAAAGCTTCTTTTTTATCTGTTGTAAAAGTCATTTTAGTTATTTCGGTATTAATTTTATTAAAAGCACCAATGAAAAAATTAGGTCCTTGTTTATGAATACAATCTAATTTTTCTACTACATCATTAATAAAATTTTTAAAATAATTATGTTTTAAAGTAATAGATGGTATTAATTTAAATAATATATTATTTTTGTTTATTATATTATTTTCTAAACAGTATTTAATCATGTTATGGCTATACCATCCATTTCCTCTTAATGGCATATAATTTCTAGATTCAACAAAATAAAATCCTGTTTTAATATCATCTATTTGATTATAGTATTCTGGTTTATCTAAAACGGTATAAACTGGATAATCATGTTTTCCATATAATAAAATATGTCTTCTACATTTATTAATATCTATTGAAACTTTTGTTTTGTAATTTTTAGATATATTTACATCTTTACTTTCAATGAAAGCCCAAAACTTTGTTAAATTTGAAGTAAAAATTTCATTTGTTATTTTATTATAAGTTGATTCACTATTATTTAAACTTACATAGGCACCGGTTTCTCTTTCGTTTTTTGTTTTATCTAAATGACATGATACACATAAAGCTTGAATATTTTCTATTTCATTAGATCCTCCATTTGATAATGGTTTTATATGATCAAAATGTTTTGTTGATAACTCATTTTTACAGATATTACATTTGTTATTCTGAAAAAATAAGATTTCATCTTTCTTAGATTTAGAAATATTTATTCTTTTAATACCAAAAAACATATTTTCATAATCAGTCATTATAGAAGTTATTGATTGATTTTTGAATGGTATTTTTAAATTATCACAAATTTTCATCACTTTTTTATAATCTAAATTTAATAAAGGTTGATAATTAACATCAGCATGTAAATGTAAATCATATTTTTCATAATACATATATATAATTTTTTTACCTGATGTTCTTACGTTCATTAATAAATCGTTATTATCTAAGAAAATCCTGAAATGTAATTCTGTTAAATCATGATCACTATACATAATATTTACTGATTTATAATTTTTTATCTCAAGTGTTCCCATATCTTCAACTATAGGTAGATTAAATGTATCTTTTTTGTCAATCTTATCTCCTCTAAATAAATTTGTAAAATGATTAGTTATTTTTTTGTATCTATTAGATAATCTAGCAATTATCTTTTTATCTGTTATTAAATATAAGTGATGATTAGCCATTATATAAACAAGCACTGGATAATTGTAATTTCTTGAAATATTCTTTTCAAATAGATTGTAATTTAAATCAAAAGCATATAATGAAAAATCTTTCAATTTAGCTAGATGTAATAACATTCTAGTTGATACACCTGAATTAATATTAAAATCTTCTTTAATATCTTTTTCTTTTTCATCTTCATCTTCTTCAATATCTATATCTAAATTATTTTTTTTAGTATTACTATTATTTCCATAATAAAAATCTCTAAATATTTTGAATAAATCTTCTTTATTCCATCCATATCTATGTTTTAAAGCACCATATACACATTGATGTTCTTCATGTTCATATGGCACTGTATCATTAGGATACATATTTGGATATGTAGCATTTTCCATCATTAAATCAAGATTTTCTAAATTATATTCATCTTTATCTTGTTCTAATTCATCACCATTTATAAAACTAATTTTATGAATTTGAATTTCATTGTCTTCTGTATAATTTTCAAATGGTTCTCTTATATTAGCTTTTAAATCATAAGAAGAATTTAAATAATCTTCAATATATTTTTTATCATTAGAATATTTTGAAGGTATATTTATTTTTATTTTTAGGTCATATTTTTTAGGATATGTATTATTATTACGTCTATCTTTTAATTTATAAAATATAGTTAAATTAACTGATACATAAACATCACTAAATTTAATATTTTCTTCATTTTGTTCTTCTTTTTTCTTTGCATATATTTTATTAAATTCATCTAATTCTTTATCTATATTGAATTTTGGTATTTTATTCATTTTTGGCACTTTTATATTTACTTTTTTAATTTTATCAACTATTTTAAAACTAGCTTTTTTAGTTTTTAAAACAATCTTTTTTTTAGTTTTTTTTTTTATTTTTGGTTCTATAATTGGATTAATAATTGGTTCTGTTATTTTATTGAATTCTTCGAGAGAAAGCTTTGCTTTCGGCTCGAGGCTCAAATAATTATCAGTTTTCAACTGATAATTATTTTGCGCATCTTCTTTTTTAAATTTTTCATTTAATTCATCTATTTTATTTTTAATTTTTTCTTCACTTCTTCCTGTATATCCTAATTTATATAATCCTGGTAGTTGTCTTCCATCTATATTTTTACCATTAATATTTAATATTTTTATTAATTCCTCTTTTAATTTTTGTAAATTTGATTTTTCTTTTTTATTCATTTTATATGTTATATATTTTTTTATTATATAATATATCTTTATATATTTTTTTTTATATTTTTTTTTATATATAAATAATTAATAATTACAATTTTAAAAATAAATTTAGTAATTAATTTATTAATTATAATAATAAATTAAACTAATGAATAATAATCAAGCACATTCTATATTTAATTTAGTTGAAATATCATCAAAAATTTTAAATTCATTTGATAATTTATTTAGATCATGATAACATTTTTTACATCTTGGTTGTAAATAATAATTATCTTTATATTTTAAACTAATATAAAAATCATTTATGTCTTTTATAATATTACATTCTTTACATTTTTTAATTTTATCTTTTGAAACTATTAGAATAGTTCTATTATTATTAGTATATTCAAATTTTTTAATTATTTTATTTTCTTTTCTTTTCTCTTTTAGTTTAAATTTCAATACTTTATCATAATAATCTTTATACTTTTTATTATAACAATTTTTACATAATTTTCTATTATTATCTATTTCTTTTTTACAACTATTACAATTATATATTTTATTAATTACCTCCATTATTAATATATGTATTATGTATTATTAATATAATATAATATATTATTTTTTTATATCACTATATATTTTTTATTATATAATATATATATTTAATTTATTTATATTTATTCATGGCTCCATTCACGTTGATCATAGATCAATGTTCATACCGTTTCGCTATCGCTTCACTCACTCACAATCATTATTTATATTATATCATTAAATTTTCCGAGAAATTAAAATAAAAAGAATAAAATTATTAATTTTTTAACTAATTATAATATTAAGATTGATAGATTGAAATAATTAAATAATATATTTTTTAGTCTCATAATATTTTTAAGATTGATAGATTGAATATAATTAAATTTTATATATTTAGTCTCATCATCTTAATAAATAATTTATAATTATTTAATATTATTAGTTGTTTAAAAAGATTAAAAAAAATAAATCTATTTTATAGCATCTATAAGATTACTAAAATAAATATAAATAATCAAATAATCTTATATAAGATGAAAATTATTATATTATAATCATTTCACATCTAATAAGATTATTAGTATAATAAAAATAATAAAATAATCATAATTAAGATGAAAATTATTATATTATAATCATTTACATCTAATAAGATTATATAAATAATATATATAATAAAATAATCATAATTTAGATGAAAATTTTTATATTATAACAATTTTACTACTAATAAGATTATAAATATAATTAAAATAATAAAATAATCATAAAAAGATGAAAATTTTTATATTATAACCATTTTACTACTAATAAGATTATAAATATAATAAAAATAATTAAATAATCATAAAATAGATGAATTTTTTAATATTAAAATCATTTTACTACTAAAAATTTAAAGAAAATAATAAAGTATTTAAAAATTAGATTAAGTAATCAAAATTGAGATTATTTTTAAAAAATAATCTAAATTTTGATAATAACCATCTATTTAGATGTAAAAATGTCAAAAATGTAAAATTATCCACTATAAAAAGATTAAACTTAAATCATTTTAATAAATCAACTACTTTAACGGGGCTCCCTCTTGTGTGT